TCTGATGGTCATACGTTTTGTTATGTATGTAAAGTTTACAAGAAAGGAAATAATATGCAACAAGAGTCAAGAGTAATACCCATGAGCAATCCTGCTAGTGGTACAATCAAGACTAGAGGTATTGTCTCTGACATACCTGAGAGAAAGATTAAGAAAGAAACTGCACAAAGATATGGTGTAGAGATTAAGAAGACAGGTAACATGACAACCCATCACATCTATAAGTATGTAGATGATAATGGTAATCACATTGCATCTAAGATTAGAGAAGTACAGAATAAAAGGTTCTGGTCTGAAGGTAACCTATCTAGTTCAGTACTTTTCGGTCAACATCTATTTAATAAACCACAGAAATTTATTACAGTATGTGAAGGTGAGATAGATGCTATGTCTGCCTATGAGATGCTAGGATCTAAGTGGCCTGTTGTCTCTATCAAGAATGGATCTGCATCTGCCTTTGAGAATTGTCAAAAGTCTCTCGACTATCTCAGTAAGTTTGATAAGGTAGTCTTATGTTTTGATAACGACAAAGCTGGACGTGAAGCAGCAGATAAATGTGCCACCCTTTTTGAACCTAACCAATGTAAGGTAGTTAAGTTAGAACTGAAAGATGCTAATGAATATCTTAAGACTAATCAACGTCAAAAGTTCTCAGAAAAATGGTGGGATGCTAAAGACTTTACTCCAGCAGGTATTAGAAACCTTGATGAGTTAGGTGATAGTCTATACGATGAGAAGTTTTGTGAGACAGTTCCTTATCCTTGGACTGCACTTAATGAGAAGACATATGGTATGCGTACTGGTGAGCTAGTCACCTTTACAAGTGGTGCTGGCATGGGTAAGTCTAGTATCATACGTGAACTTATGCATCACATTATGGTAAACAGTAAGGATAACATTGGTGTCCTGGCTATGGAAGAAAACATACGTAACACTGCCTTCAACATCATGTCAGTTGAAGCTAATGCTAGGTTGTATATTAAAGAAATTAGAGATCAGTTTACAAGGGATCAGCTAAAGGTATGGCAAGAAAAGACTGTAGGCACTGGTAGGTTCTTTGCCTTTGATCATTTTGGCTCTATATCTAACGATGAGATACTAGGCAGAGTACGTTACATGGCTAAAGGTTTAGGATGTAAGTGGGTATTTCTTGATCATTTATCTATCTTAGTATCAGGCCAAGAAGACAATGGAGATGAGCGTAAGTCTATTGATATTCTTATGACTAAGCTACGTTCTCTTGTTGAAGAGACAGGCATAGGCTTACTACTTGTCAGTCATCTACGTAGGCCATCAGGTGATAGAGGTCACGAAGATGGTAGGGAAGTATCTCTCTCACATCTAAGAGGGTCTGCCTCTATTGCTCACCTATCTGATAGTGTGATAGCATTAGAACGTAATCAACAGGCTGACGATGAGGTAGAAGCTAACACTACTGTCCTACGTATCTTAAAGAATAGATATACTGGTGACACTGGTGTAACTTGCCACTTGCATTATGATAAAGAAACTGGTAGAATGTCAGAAATAAATAATCCATTCAATAATAATGATGAAGATGAAGCTCAACTCTAAGTAGGATAATAGTTATGGTAACAGCAATAGTTGATATCGAAACTGATAGCCTTGATGCAACCCAGATACATTGCATTGTAGCTTGTGACTATGCCACTGGTAAAGAAAAGGTATGGGTACAAGATGAATGTAAAGAGTTTGCATCTTGGTCTGAGAAGATTGATAAGTTTATCATGCACAATGGTATAAGCTTTGATGCTCCTGTTCTTAATCGTTTAACAGGATCAAGTATTAAACCATCACAGATTAGAGATACTCTTATTGAATCACAGTTATATAATCCTATCAGAGATAAAGGACATTCACTCAAGGCTTGGGGTGAGAGGTTTAACTTTCCGAAGGGAGACTTCACAGAGTTTGATTACTATACACCTGAGATGCTTGAGTATTGTAAGCAAGACGTAAGGATTACCAGAAAGGTAGCCCAAGAGTTAGAGAAGGAAGGTTCTAAGTTCTCCTCTAAATCTTATGAACTAGAAAGAAAAGTAAGAGTTATAGTAGATCAACAAGAAAGAAATGGTTTCTCTTTTAACTTACGTGATGCCATGAGCTTTCTTGCCACACTAGAAGAAGAGCAACAAGAACTGGAGGACAAAGCCCAAGAAATATTTGAACCTACTGAAGTAGTAATGAAGACCAAGACTAAGTACATACCATTTAATATTGGTTCTCGTAAACAGATAGCTGATAGATTGATGGAGAGAGGCTGGCAACCTACGCATCATACAGAGAAGGGTAATGTAATAGTGAGTGAAGAAATCTTATCTAAGATTGATATGCCTGAAGCACAGATGTTTAGCAGATACTTTCTATTACAGAAACGTACTGGCCTACTAAAAGCTTGGATTGAGGCATGTCAAGAAGATGATAGAGTTAGAGGTAGAGTGATGACGCTACGAACCGTGACAGGCAGGATGGCACATAACTCTCCTAACATGGCTCAAGTGCCAGCAGTGTATTCTCCTTATGGCAAAGAATGTAGATCGTTATGGACAATCTCTAATCCAGATACGCACACCTTGATTGGTACAGATGCATCTGGGTTAGAGCTACGATGTCTAGCACATTACATGAATGATCCTAACTTCACTGAAGAAGTTGTTAATGGTGATGTACATACTGCTAACATGAAAGCTGCTGGACTTACTAATCGTGATCAAGCTAAGACTTTTATCTATGCTTTCCTTTATGGTGCTGGCCCTGCTAAGATAGGTAAGGTTGTTGGTGGCTCATCTAAAGCTGGACAGCAACTCATTACTAAGTTTTTATCAAACATGCCAAAGCTTAAGAAGCTCAGAGATGATGTTACTAAGTGGTGTAAAGGTGGTACAATACCAGCACTTGATGGTAGACTGTTACATATTAGATCAGAACATGCTGCATTAAATACTTTACTACAGGGTGCAGGTGCTATCATATGTAAGCAGTGGCTTGTACATATTACACAACGCATACGTAAGTCAGGTGTTGATGCTAAGTTAGTTGCATCTATACATGATGAGTATCAGTTTGAGGTAGCTAAGAAAGATGCTAAAAGGTTTGGTCAGATTACTAAGGATGCAATGATAGAGACACAACGTACACTTAAGGTTAGATGTCCTCTTGATTGTGAATATAAAATAGGAACAACATGGAGTGAGACACATTGATATGGGGTATACAGGTCAAAAAAATAGAGACTATCAGAGAGAATGGTCTAGAAAAGAAAACGAAAGAACAGGTGGCTATAGAAATAGTCCTCCTGCTGGTACAACTAGATTTTTTACTTATGCTTGTTCTAAAATAAAAAGTAAATCTAAAACTAATAATTTAGATTTTGATTTAGATCCCCACTATTTAAAAGAAATTTATCCTAAAGATGGTAAGTGTCCTGCACTAGGCTTTGTTTTTAAGAGGGGAGATCATACAGGTTCTATTCAAGAATCTCCTACTTTAGATAAGATAGTTCCAAGTAAAGGATATATTAAAGGGAATGTCCATTGGGTATCTAGAGTTGCGAATAGTGTAATGTCTGACGCTACACCAGATCAAGTAATTCAAGTAGGACAGTACTTTAAAAAAGTAACAGAGGATTTAAATGATGGCACATAACAATAGACCATTCGATAGACAATCTTATAAAGAGAATGATGCCAGAGCTAAGAAAGCTATGGTAGGTTACTTAACTGCTAATAAGTTTAATGATATTGTAGATAAAGAAGATTATTATTTTGATGTCTCAGCTAATAAAAAAGATAGAAAGTTTTTCTTTGAGGTTGAGATAAAAAATCAATGGAGTACTTACTGGCCTGAGACTTGGAAAGAAGTACGTATTCCTCAACGTAAACAAAGATTAATAAATAGAAAGGAGAAAGACTACCCACAACATGAATTATATTTTGTTATCTTCAATACAGACTGTAGCCAAGCTTGGTTCATCGAAGACAAAGATGTAGATGCTACAAGTGTAGGAAAGATACAAAATTCTAAACGACCTAAAGACTCACCACACTTGGCAGAACCTTTCTTTCATATTCCTGTAGACAAAGCTAAATTAATTCAAATTAGTTGTTGACCTATAGAATTATGTGTGGTATAATTACGTTACAAGTTAATTGAAACTCATGTCACAACAGCGTGACGATAAAATAGGAAATAGAAAAAGATGAATGATCCAATTTATATTACTGGTAAATGTCACTATGCTTCAATCACTGAGCCGAACACTAAGTTCGATCCAGTATGGTCAATACAGATTGAAGTAGATGATAATAATAGGTCTGTCATAGAAAGTGCTGGACTTGCAATCACCAATAAAGGTGATGATCGTGGAGATTTTGTAACTGTTAAAAGAAAAGTAGCTAAGAAAGATGGTTCACCAAGACAAGGGCCATCTGTTAAAGATTCCCAAAACAATCCTTGGGATGGTAAGTTGATTGCTAATGGTAGTACAGTTAATGTTAAGGCTGTACCCTATGAGTGGAGCTATGCAGGTAAGTCAGGTATTTCTGCTGACCTAGCTGCTGTACAAGTAGTAGATTTTATAGAGTACTCTAATGGGGCTGATGACTTTGAAGTAGTTCCCGGTGGATATGTAGCTAATACTTCTACTCTAGACGATGATATTCCTTTCGCCTCTTAATGTAAACTAAGGGAGACTTGGGGAGTGAGAATTATTGGTTTGGTTTTCACTCCCTATTTTTTTATATATGAAAAAGATTGAAACATTAGTTGCTGA